GATAGGATTTCTTTTCGTGGATGAAGCGCATAAGTTGGCACAGACGGAAGATCCTCGCAGCATAACTACTTATACCTCTATCGAGAAGACAGTGAAAAAATATCCGGATGTAAAATTATATTTTGCGTCGCCCAACGTGTCCAATCCCGAAATTTTGCTGTCTATGTTCCGGAATAATGGTATTGATAACAGCTTTAAAACCAAAGAAACGCCGGTCGCGCAAAACTTATATTTCGTAGACCTATTTGAGAAGAGTTTGTCATATTGCATGGATGATGAGTTCATACCGATACATTATCCCGTGCTGGATGATATTTCGTCCGTAAATGATGTATTGTTGCGCTTCGGACAACGCAGTAACCTGATATACTGCAATAATAAATCGAAAACCATAAATTACGCGAAAGATTTTGCTCAAAATATAGAATGTATCGAAAACAAAGAACTTGCACGAGCTGTTACACTGATTAAAGAATATATTCATCCGGATTATTATCTCGCAGATTTAATTCAGAAAGGAGTAGCATACCATTTCGGAAATATGCCCCAATTGATTCGTAATTTAATTGAGGATTTATATCGCCATGGGCATTTGAATTATATTTTCTGCACTTCGACCTTATTGGAAGGAGTAAATATGCCCACCCAAAATTTGTTCATTTTAGATGATAAAAAAGCGAAAAAAGTATTAAAGCCTATTGATTTTTGGAACTTGGCGGGTCGAGCCGGACGTCTTGCGAAAGAGTTGCAAGGTAATGTTTTCTGCGTCAAACACGAAAATTCAAGTTGGAAAAAGGCAACTTTCTTTAAAGAGAAAGACATACAACTTGTGCCTACGGTTTATGATGTTATCAATAATAATTTAAAGAAAATTGAAGGGCTGCTCCAAGAACAAGAAATTGAAGGAACTAAGAAAGAAAAAGAAATAATAGAATATATAGCCAATATCATTTGTATTGACACTCTGGAACCTAAAACGGGTTATCATAGTCCTATTATATCAGCCTTAATCGAAAGAAATAAGACAGATATAATTGAATTGGCAAAATCAAAATCGGCATCAAATGAAATACCTTTCCAGATTTTAAATTCAAATGATAAAATAGAATTAACCCAACAAAACAAAGCATTTAAGCGCTTGAAGGAATTGCATAAACAAAATCGTAATATCACGTTACCCAGTCAAATTAGGTATCAAATATGTTTGGATGTTTTGAAAACAATGTACAAACTATATGGATGGAGTGGAAGTAACACTAAATTAAATAATGTAAATTCTCTTTCTTATTTTGCGACGCTAATGTGTAAATGGGTTAACAACGAAAGTTTAAGTCAAATTATCTCCGAATCAATTGAATATTATCACATACAACATCGCAGAATAAGTTTAAATCATAAACTTATTGATTTCGACCGACAGAATAAAATCCATGTAAATGAATTAATTTCCAATATTATAGAAGATATAGAGGAAATTCTTCGATTTCAGCTTGAAAAATATTTCAATCATTACCATATGATGGTTAAAAATATTTTAGGAGAAGAAAATGCGGGAGAAAATTGGGCAATGCTTTTAGAGTATGGAACCCAAAACAGAGAGATAATCGCATTGCAAAATATGGGGTTATCGCGATATTCGGCTCAAAAAATATTTAAAGAGTGTAGAGGCGCATTTATTTCAGAAAATGGACGACTGAAAAGAGTAGATAAATATTTAGTGCTTTCCAAACTTCATAAAGATTCAATTGAATACATGGAGGCTAAAAAGCTACTTTAACAAAGTACATTCAGAACAAGATAAAAGACGGCTATTAAGCCGTCTTTTATCTTATCGAGAGGTTAGTTCAAGATTGCTCCGTCATTTGTCGCAGGTATCTTCCATACAACCGTTGGTTTGGTTGCCCGTTCAATGATCCATCGTCTGAACACCTCTGCTTTTTCGGATTTCAGTCGGAAAGCCAACGCGACGATCATTTCGAGGTCATAGCGTTCGACAAGGTTTCCGTTACGACTGCGGGTGCGGCAGAAAACGCGGTCTTCATCCAGAATGCCGCTTTTGAGGATTGCCCGGATGTTCGCATGCACGGCAGCGGTGAATACGCCGAACAAGTCGGCAATTTGGGCCTGCGTAAGCCAAACGCCGTTTGCACTGGGGCGAATCGTTACCCGCCCGTTTTCAATAGTTATGGGTTGAGTTTTCATATACGTTTATTCTTTATCGGTTCTTCATAAAGTTCGAGTTTACGTCTGGCGGATAGTTTTCTTAACTGCTTCGTATCTTCATCTACTTTTTTATCCGTAACGTGAGCATAGATTTGTGTCGTTACGAGCCGTTTGTGTCCCATCATGCGGCTGACAGTTTCGAGCGGCACGCCCATCGAAAGCGTAATATGCGTTCCGAAATTATGGCGGGCCATATGAAAGGTCAGGTCGATGCCGTAGGCTTGTCCCAGCTTCTTGATCAGTTGGATCAGGCGGGCACGACTGTATAGATTGAAAATCCGGTCGGTTTTTCGTTCGTGTCGGTACTTCTCGATAATCCGCATCGGTATGTCCAGCAGCCGTATAACCGATTCCGTATCGGTCTTTTGGCGCCGGATATGTATCCACCAAACACCCTCGTCGTCTTGCGAGAGGTGTTTCACAGACAGTCGTTTCAAGTCTGCATAGGCCAGTCCCGTGAAACTCGAGAAGATAAACCAATCCCGTATCCGTTGCAGTATCGGGTCGGCGACCTGCTCGGCAAGCAGACGTTTGAGGTCGTCGAGTTTCAGATGACGGCTTTTGCGCTTGGGCAATTCGGGATGCAGATTGCAGTAGGGATCGCGGCGCAATGTCCCTTGATTCACGGCTCGCACGGTCATCTTCTTCAAGCGATACAAATGCTCGTGCACCGACTTCTGTTGCAAGTGCCGGTCTGTCCGCAAGAATAAATCGAACGCATCGTAGAACTCTTGGTCGAGACTTCGTAAGGTTATATCTTCTTGCCCGCATTTCTCCTGCACGAAGTCTCGCAGATGGTTATAGGAACGAACATAGCTTTTGTAGGTTTCTTTTGTGCGGTCGATGCCAATGCGTTTCTTAAATTCTTCATTGTGTTCCCGGAAGATGGCTAACAGCGTCAACGGTTTCTGCCCAATGCCTTTCAGGGCGTTCTTGACCAGCTCGGCCGTTACGAAGCCTAACGACAGATTGATATGTTTGTAGTGCGCCTTAATCTTCTCCGTCAAGGCGTCGATTGCCCGGTTCACTTTATTGGCATTGCGGCTGCGACCGTCGGCACGTCCCGTCGTCGGATTCCAGATGGCCGGATCGACCGCGACTTTAGTTCCGATTTGTGCCGCTTCGACGTCGATACTGACTTTACACAAAAGTTGACACATGCCGTCTTTGCGAACTTTCGTGCGATTGATATAGAACAGCACAGCAAAGGTACTGCGGCGTTTGATATTCTTTTCCATTAGATTGCGATTGTAAAACGTTGTGAAATCTTTTCGTCGAGCGACTGCGTATCGGTGTCGATCTTGTCATCGGTTACTTGGGCGTAGATCTGCGTCGTATCGACACGGCTGTGGCCCAACATCCTGCTGACCGTCTCCATCGGTACACCGTGCGAGAGAGCGATTTCCGTAGCGTAGGTGTGGCGAGCCATGTGGAAGTTCAACTTCCGGTCGATGCCGCAAGCCGCAGCGAGCTGTTTCAACCCTTTGTTCAACTCCGAGTTTCCGTACATGGGGAGCAGTTTTCCGCCCGATGTTGTGTCCCGATATTTGTCGATGATATGCAATGGCAGATCGAGCAAGGGTATCTCGAACTCTACGTCGGTTTTCTCCCGTGTTGCTTTGATCCACGTCGTTCCGTCCTCGGCTGTTTCGAGGTTTTCGACGGTCAGACGGCACATATCGCCGTAGCTGATGCCCGTATAACAGGAGAATAAAAACAAGTCGCGGACGAGATAAAGCCGCGATGCAGGGAGGGGCGTAGTCATCAATCGTTTCAAATCCTCTCGCGTCAAGTATCGTTGTTTGCGTTCGGGGCGCGGCGGTTCATAGCCGGCGAACGGGTCGGCAGTAATAATTCCGACAGCAAGGGCTTTATTAACAACCGTATGCAGGCGTGTCATATACAGAACGACCGTACGGGGTGCGAGATGTAATTCCGTGCGCAAGTAGAGGTCGAACCTATCGATAAACGACCGATCCAACGCAGTGAACGGAATATCCGACAGCCGCAGACGTTCCGACAGAAAGCGAGCGAGATGATCGTATGTATTGCGATACGTCCTTGCAGATTGTGCCGACCGATTGATACCTACCCGTTTCTCGAACTGTTCGATATACGTGCGGAAGTAATCGAGCAACGTCTCTTGTCCGGCAGCCATACCCAACAACAGACACTTGATCTCCTCGGCCGTTACCCGTTCACGAACGGCCGACTGCTCACGATATATGGCGAGTGCCGAAGCCCGGTATTCGTCCAACTGGCAGTTGATAGCGGTAGCCTCGGCACTTTTGCCTTGGGCGCGCCCCGACGACCACAACGATGCGGGAACGGACAACTTCGCGCTGAATACGCTTTCCGACCGGCCGACAGTCAAACGCCCCATAACAGGACAGCGACCCTCGGCATTCGGTTCGTTCACATTCGTGCACCTTTTCTCGCCTCGGCACAGTCCGCCAGCGGCCTCTGCCCTCGGCTTACCGAAAACGTTCTTTTTGAGGTAGAACGTAACCTTTACATCCACTTGATTCATAACTCTATTAACCGTTTACAAAATTAACTGATATAGAGTTATTTGAAGCTATGAAAAACGAAGCGGAATATAGAATAAAGTACTATGTTTCAGTATTCTATCCCGTCTTTTCTGAAAACTCCGCAAAAAACGACTACCTTTGTCGTGAGGTTTTCCGAAAAAAGCTCTGGTTACTTGAAGTCAGAAACGTTTTCGGCTGTCGGGCGAAGACCTTTCCGTACCCTTATTTCGGTCTTATTTCCGCCCCGAAAAAGGCAACGGATAAGTAACTGTCCCTGCCGAATAACTCCTCAATATCCCGGTTTTTGCCCATTCGGTAACCTACTGAAGAACTTTGCCTTAACTTTTCTGCCTCTCAACGACTTACATTATTCCATCCCCTCTCTCCCATTTCTACAAAATTCTTCGTATCTTTGGCTCCGCCTTAGATACTCCCGCTCGGCAAAATGCAAGCAGGCTTGCTTTTGCCCTCGCTTATTCGTATCTTTGCAGCGTTCCTCCCGGGGAGGGAGAACGCTG